TTCTCTACTTTCCGTAATGGTTGGAGCTTGTCCCGGAGTAAAATTAATTAATGCTCGGCGCGCATTATTTGTAGTATCAACTACAGTTAAAAACTGTGCTGCTACGTCTGGTGGTAAAAGTTGATTTATTAAATTTCTATCTGCTTGAGTAACAAGTGATTTCATAACATTAAGTTGTATAACATCACTTCCAATGACATTTGCCTGTTCTCCAGCGCCAGTCCTCCTCCCAGAACCAACAATCCTAGGCCCGTTTATATTAGTGGAATTTCTAGATGGATCAAATTTAACCATTAATCCACCAAGTTTAGCAACACCCGTCAAAAGACTTCGTGCATTGGCAATCCAGTCAAATGGATTTGTACCCGTTTGTGTTATTGGTGGGTTTGTAAAAACTTCTCTATCTATTGTTACATTTTCTACATTTGTAATATTTTGGTCTTCTCTATCAATAGTTTCTGATATTTCATTAAGGGATGTAGTTGTTATTTTCTTCTCTTCAATCCAACTATCAAAAGATGGATTGAGAGTTACAGTACCTTGCCAATATCTAACTAAGAATGGTGTTACACTTTCAGTCTTAGTTGCATAGGGTTGTTCAAAATATTGAACTTCATTGTAATTTAGAGTGATTAAGTCTCCTGTTTTTCTAATATTTGGAGAACCCAAGTCAGTGACGTAACTTTGGTCAACATTTGGTTTGAAAGTCTGACCAACTCCACTAATTGCCTCTGAACCTAATTGTAGATCAATAGCAGTTGTATAATGTACTGGTCTTAAAGTATTAGTACTTGTATCAATACAAGCTCTATATACTGGATTTGCTAAATCGTGGTATTCTTGTGAACTAAAGTTGTCTACGAAAAATCCACACTTAAACCTATCTAAACCAGTCTCTGCATCTCTGATCGTAAAGTTTTCTGTTTTACTCTCAAGCATGGAAAGTGTTGTGAATTTTTCAACTCTTTGAATTCTATCTTCAAGTAAAGAGATGTCAGACATTCTGTATCTCTTATATTTTGACATAACAACACTTACATTTTTTACATCATAAACGTAAGGTTGAATAGAAATTGTTGCAATATCTAAAGAGTTTGATTTGAGTGGTGGTGGAACAGGAGTTAATGATGGATTTCCTTGAACAACATCAAAAGTTCCATCACTATTTAAGAAAACTCTATCGATTCTTCCAACATAATATGAATATGAAAGAATTAAATTTTCTCCAGGGCACAGAGTATACTCTGAGTATTGTCCGTCAAAAGCAAAGTTCCTGGAAGAAAACTCAAATGGAGATTTTGTTGATAATGTATAAGGTGCAACACGAGGCCTAATATCAATGTAATCAGTTAATCTATAATTTTGATAAGATGGAACATCATACTTAAAGTTCTCTGCATTGTAACTATTAGCAGTAATAAATTCACCAGTGTCTGAAGAATCTATTGTATAATTTTGGAATATAATTTTTAATTTTTTATTTGGTTCTTGTATATTACTTTTCCTAATAATTCTAGAGTAATCATAGAAAGTATCCCTTTGCCCATCATCAAGTAGGAAGTTCTTTGTAATATTCTTGTCACCCAAAACTTTAGAAGATATAATTGCTTCCTCAGTAGATTCACTTCCTACAACTACTTCTCCCACAGAGAATTGAATAGTGTTAAGATATACATATTCTAACTTATTCGCATCTATTTTTCTGGTTATAATTGCAGTTGCACCAGATTCTCTACCTTCAATATATTCTCCTACAACAAAATTTTGATTATTGTTTGGATTGTTGGAAATTAATAAAGTTGGTAATGTGGGTTCTTCTGTACTATTGGACTCGTAAACGGCAAGAACTCTAACTACGTCAGGTACGTTTAAACTAATAATTTTATCTTGAACTCTTGTGCCATAAACATTGCTATAAGACAGTCCATCATTTAGAGTCGTAGTTCCTACTCCAGAATTTACAAGACTTGAATTTGAAACTACTAATGAAGAAACTTTGTTGAATTTTTTAGATTTTGAATTTGGTCGAATATTTCTAACTGTCGCAATAATAACTGCATTGGTTCCATTTGACTTTGATAGTCCATTAAAAGTGATGGTTTTACCATCAAGGCTAATATTGTATTGATCTGATCTCAGTGGTTCAATTATTCCATCGGAATAAGTAATTATAAATCTATCCTCATCAAATGAATCAAAGAAAATGTCAGTATCTGAAGGATTGATTGTAACTGATATTGAACTACCCGAAAAAGACGCAACATTGTATGATCTTCTCTGAATAACTTCATTTTCCTCAAAATTGACTGAAGATACATTATCTATGTTTAATGGGGTTAAAAGAGATGAATTTGTAGAATCAACGGATGGTGATACTTTAATTATATTTGTGACATCAAAAAAACCATCAGGTAAAGCGCCCTCACAAATATCAGTAACGGTGGTAATTCCGGCAATAGTAAATGATGTTCCACCAGTACCAATTGAAGTTACTTTATTGTAAATTGGATCTCCTGTAAAAGTTGTACTTGCATATGATACTATATCACCAACTTTAACGAGTTTGGTGAATACATTATTTAAACCAGCGGATACTACTCCACTATCAATTCTAAAAGTAGTTCCTGGTTTTGCAATATAAGAACCCCTAGAAAGAACCAAATCGGCATTAAATGTGTTGATTCCAACCTGAGAATATATTGATTTTACATCAGAAATTGAATAATCAGTTACAGATTGAATTAGTCTTCCATTGTCAGTACCATTTACTATAATTTGTTCATTTTCTAGGAAATTGCCGGTCGTTTCGTATAATGTCAATTCAGTACCAGTTGCAGAAACTGATTCTTTAAGATATCCAGTTGCTCTACTTTTTTTACCTTCAATAAAACAAGGAGTAGAAAGTCCAGTTCCTCCAAAGGAAGTTGTAAGTCCTATCTTTGTATATGTACTAATATCAAACAATCTCAAATTAAATCTGCTAGTGTTATCAGCATAACTAGATTCGGGAACGCAATCATATATTCTGGCAAGACCAATTGTAGTTCCTGTAGCAACACTGGCAGATTCTCCAATACGAGAGTCCATTAGACTCACTGTTGTATCTGTCCCAAGGCCGATGGAAGGAAATCCATATGTGTTATTAACTACAAATAAGGAACCAGCATTAAATGGAATAACTTCAGTATCTGTTGTTTGAGTAGTTCTTGGTTTGGGAACGTCTAAAAGTCTTGGTGCAATAGTTTCAACATCATAACCATTTACATACGCCTTACCTGGACCAATTTGATAAACCATCAAATCTTCCGATGGATTATTTCCCTCAACTGTTCTTTGATTTTTAAAGTAAATACCCTCACTCAAAACCCTATCGTTTAAACTATCTCTTACAAAAAGCGAGAAGGGTCTTACAAAATAGTTACCAGACTCGTCAAAAGTTCTTCTTGCTAACTCATCACGAATTAAATTATATTGGGCATTCTTGTTGAAAAATTGAGGAACTCCATTTTCAACTCTCAAAATTTCTACAAAATTATTTGTCTCCGAATCATCAAGATTTTTTTTAGATAGTTCTAGGGTAATTCTAAATCTATCTGCTCCAGGCGCAGCATAGTTTGAAAATCCCTGTGCATTATCAAATAAAGTTTCATCTTCATCTGAAGTTACAATTTCTTCAATAATATCAAAACCAACTTTATATGAAGGAGAAATTGAATATTGATCTAACAATATAGTTTGTGAAGATACTCTTGCAAATGTTCCTCTAACAAAATAAACACCCTCTGCTACAGAAACTGCAGAACCTTCTGATGTTGCATTTGTAGATATTGTATTGCAAACACCTTGTCCAACTTGAATTGTAAAATTTCCATAGGTGAGTGGAGTTTCTAATGTTAAAGTTTCTCCGCTCTGAAAAATTCTATTTGTAAAGTCATCACCACCACTTTGAAGATACTTTAGATATAAGGTATAATTTCCTCTATCCGATTCTGTATTTTTCAGAATATAGACAACTTCTGCAGTAACGCCACTTACAGAACCTCTTAGTTTTTTACCAAAAAACTGATCAAAATATAAAGAAATTGGTGCGCCATTAAATGAATCTTCAATCTCTACAGCATAAAGTGGATTTTCATACCTCAATTGTCCGGGAATTACAACCGAACCTTCCTTAAAAATATGCTTTCCGTATTGTTCAACTTGATTTTGGAGAATTGATTGTAAAGTAGTTAATTCTCTTGCTTGGATTGGATATCCTGGTTTAAATAAGACTTTATAATAGTCTTTATTTGCATCAAAATCATCAAAATATGGAGAGACGTTGAGGTTAGTTTCCTGTGGCATAATTCTTTAGAATTGCAAAATGACTTTAATATCTTCTTTTTGGTTTGATGACCTGGTGATTGATGGCCTATGATCGACGTAAATAATATTTCCAGAGTATTTTTTAACCTCTGGATTTGATAAACCACCAATAAATGATTGTCCGAGATTATATTTCCTATTATTTAGTGTGGTAGACACACCTGTAAATGTAGTATCAATTGAAAGGTTTGTTCCAGTTAATATGGTTGTCCCACCAGTTCCTACCGAATTAGTGAATCTATTTAAATTAATTCCATAGGTTGGTGTTGAATTTTGTGTTCCATCTGTATTAAATCCAACAAGACTCTTATCTTGCCAATATTTTAAAACACCAGTATTTTGATCATAAAAAATCACTCTACCGACTGCAGTAGTGCCTGTACTAATTGTTTGAGTTATTTGCGAATTTGCGATAAATGATGCGCTACTATAACCAATTCCAGTCAATTTAAGAGCATAAACAGCACTCGCTTTGTCTAAATCTAATAAAGAATTTGAATCATATGCTTGTGGATTTTCTACCAACCCAATTCTTGCAATTTTATTTCCTGTAATAAAGTCTGGATTTTCGATATCATTTTCTATTCTGGAAAAAACGAGAACATTATATGCACCAAGTTCTCTATAAATATCTGCCCCATGACCCCCTTTTGGTGGAATTATTACATCAAATGTTGGCGTAACTGATCCAATTGGAACGTTTCCACCAATTAAATCGACAGTTCCATAAGTATAACCAGATCCGCCAATAGATACAGTAATTGATTCGACCTTTGAATCATTATTAACTACTATCGTTGCTTTAGCACCTGTCCCATCGCCTTTAATTGGAACATTGGTATAAGTTCGATTTGCAGTTCCCAACCCAACTCCACGATTAGTAATCGTAATAATTTTAAGTTGATTATTTTCTACTGCTGCGTTATTTCTGATGGCAACAAAATCACTTGAAGATTCCCAATCTCTAGGTACAGGTATAAAATTGACAGTATCAAATTTTATAATTTCACTTGGTTTAATTGTGTAAAGATATTTCCAAATATATCCATCACCACTATCACCTGCCGCTTTGGGTTCTAAATCAGTAAATGTTGGTTCGTCTAGTGAAGGTCTTCCACTTGGATTTTCTGGATCAGTTCCATTTTGAAGGCAAATATAAACTCTAAAATCGCTATTTATTACATAGTAATTTGCAGAATATAGACTAGTTGCACCAGATGGTTTTGAAGTATTTGTTCTACTAATATCGTGACGATACATATCATAAGTTGTTCCGGAAGACCAAGTGACCTTCCTAACAACTTGATTTACATCATTTGCTTTGATTTTTTTCAAAGCAATCATAGTATCCCAATAATCATTCTCTTGCTCAAAACTATCTTTTGGGGAAGGTGGATTATTATCCCAACTTGCAGCATAGTCTGTTGCATTAGTTAAACCAACAAAAGAATAATAAGAATTGCTAGAAGAAGTTGCTGCAGAAACAAAATTCTTTGCGTTCAAAATTCTTAATTGGTCAGTTATAATTGCAGACATTTTATCGTTTTTTATCTATTTATGTATTATAATTTAGGTATTTTAAACGATTAAATCTTTGTACGGTTGGAGATGTTGAAATTCCACCAATATTTGCATATGTTGTAAACTCTTGTGGATCTATACGTACTGGAACAGTTATTCTGCCCCAACTATACTCGCCATAAAAACCACTAAATCCTAAACCACTCAATCCATTGTAATCAGAAACACTTACTGTTACTTGAGCAACATATGTAATTCCAACTCCAGAGACTGCAGTTTGTGCAACGGAAACTGCAGAAACTTCGTATATATTATCAATGAAGGTAGTTCCAATCCCAACAACTTCTCCAGAAGAATTAAGTGAAGTAAGACCATTACCTACATTTGAATTATTAATAATAAAATAATAACCAGTCTGAATCCCACTAACTCCAGTCGTTGCAACTCCAACTGTAGATGTCTTGCCATCTCTTAATGGAGAACTTGGCGAAATAAACAGATCAAATACAATACCCGTAGATGCAACACCAACCGAAGTTGTTTTAATTCCAGTAATAACTCCAAAATCTCCAGTATAAGAAATATTATCCATAACCTCATATATTGGTTGGGGTGGTTCAATTAATACTACAGGCGGATTTGATGTCGTATAACCGGTTCCAGCATTTGATATTGAGATATCTGAAACAGTTCCACCTGCGATAGTTGCAGATGCTAATGCACGACCCGATGTTCCAATTCCTATTGGATTGCCTATAGAAACTATTGGGGAGGTAGTATATCCAACTCCACCATCAGAAACAA